GTAGATTTTGTCATCTACCAGATCAGTAATCCCTGTACAAGTTTTCAAATAGGCGTACACTTGATCACGGAAACGCACTAATTACCACCTCCGGTTACTTTCGCATAAAAACCGCCTGCTTACGCAATGGCGGTTCTAACTTCTCCCTCAATGATTTTGACCGCTTTTTGGCGATCAGACTTATCACCGTATGCTTTTTTCATGAAACGCACTGGCTTTGCTACTTTATTCTGCAGTTTATTGGATGCAGATTTTAACTGCCCCTTCCGCTTGCCCTTTTTATATGAAACAAAATTGCCCTCTTTGTCAGTTGCCAGGACTGTATATCCTCCACCGCCGGGAGCGCGATGACCGTATTCAACAGCTGCGGGAATGTAATACTGTTTTCCCGTTTTTGACTTTCCGCGAAACATAAAATCCTTACTTTGATCTATTCCCGCGCCGGCAAAAGCCTTCGGTGCGTCTTGCTTATACCAGGTTGACTGTCCAATAATTCCAAACTTTAGTCCTCCTGTTCGGCTGTTTACGCCTTCTCTAGCCTTATCGCGAAAAACTTCTGCCGCTTTTTTTGTACCGGTATTAAGAGCCTGGCTAACATCGCTATTAACGATTTTAACGTTTTTAACAAGCGTGTCCAGCCCCTCAATTTCAGTCATTACTCTCATGTGACTCTCTCCTGACAAAGCAGATACAGCTCACCCTGCCGCCTCCGGCTGTCATCAACGTGAACAATATCCAGTATCCGAACTCCCCAGCGTACACGCATCAACGGATTAATGCCACTCATATAATGCAATTTCAATTTATGCGTTGACATGGCCACCAGCTGCGGATTATAAAAACTTTCACTTCCGCCAGAAGTCTTAATCGATGCCCAGGCTTTCTTCCAGTCTGCCCAGTTGTCTATTTCTTCTCCGGAAGCGCCGCGGCTTTTACTTGCAACGTTTTGAAACATGATTAATTGATCAAGCTCACCCGGATCCATAAAAACACCGCCTCAAATCAAGCATTTTGCAACTGAGTAATTATAGAACTCAAGCCCCAAGCAATTTGCTTCGTTTCTCCGATAGGTTCCCTGTGATTGTACCAATGAACTACCATCATTTTTATTGCTAATATTGCAAGTTCATTATCTGCATCAATTGTTATTCCAGCATTGGTTAAATATAATTCGGCGGCAACAATCAAATCGGTAATATCATCATCCTCATCATCCCATGTAACCCGTAAATATGATTTAGCTTTATCAAGCGTAAGAACCATTGGCGTCACCGCCTAAACAACAAAACAGGCATCTACCTGGGTACCATTTAAAGCACTGTTCAGTGTTATGGTATTTGATTCGATATCGCTTGCACTGGTTGCCACCGTTGGTTCGGTACCTTCAACAACATTATTCAAAAACGTCTGCTTATACAGCAACGAATTACGTTCCAGAAGATATGGCAATCCCAGTTTATTTCCCCAGCCGACGCTGATTTTGTCATACGGAACGCCTGTAGTTCCATTTGTCGATGCTCCGGCCGTAACACCTGTGGTGTCTGTATCAGTGAAAGCCATTGCCAATGTTGCATCATTGGCCAGCGGAGTTTTAGCAGTCATGGTAACGGTATCCGTTCCGGCACCGGTTACGGACGCGGTAAAATGAGCGCTTACATCCTCATCATCGTTAAGGGCCTCAACGATCAGCGCAGCCACCTCAGCAGCAGTATCATCAAGGGCCACCTCAACAGCTACAGATTTAGGAGATGCCGCTCCCAGAGCCGCAGCGGTAACAGCAATTGTAATTGTTCCAGCTGCATCAGCCTTATGGGTTATCTGCTGGGTTTCAGTCTGAGCGGCCGGAGTATGAACCTGGGCTGGCAGATCGATCCTGTTAAATGTTTTAAACGCCAGGCTTCCTTCAACAGCAGTTACACCGTTGGCCGTCAATTCCTCAGATATTGCTTCATCGGCATAGTTTGTTCCATAAACTTTTACTTTCCCATTGATCCCGGCCACATTCCCGATTATTATGGCATTGCGCGGTACTGCCGGGTTCGTTATACCGGTAATTATTTGCTGAGCGGCCGCAGCAAGATTCATTAATGCATGTACACCGGTATTGCTGGCGGCAACAGCAGCAGCTGCAACAACTTGAAAGTGGGCTAAAAATGCTCTGTCCAAACTTACCCCGGGTACATCCGTCAGGATTTTTTGTCCCATTTTATGGTTATAAGCTCGCATTGGTTTAATCCTCCCTATCAGATTTTTTAATTAAACAGTAAAGGCTGGTAATTTACCAACCTTTACTGTTTAAGAGCCTTTAGAAATAACTACTGATTAAGCTCCCTTTTTGATAATGACAACTCCGTAAGGATCAATGAGCTTGCCGTCAGCAATCAGGATCGCTTTGTCAATGTACTGGTTGGTGTCATGGTCCAGGTACCGCCAAACGGTCATGCTCATGTTGCTGTTGATGGCATAATTTTTCAGGTTGCAATAAATGGCTACAACATCGCCATTTGCTGCATCATCATACGGAGCAATAACATCATCTTCAACCTGAATGACGCTCTTGCCGCCAAATCTCTCCTGAATTCCATCGGTTATGCCATAATTTGTCCGTCCAATAGGTTGCCCGTTGGCATCCACCATGCCGTCGATATATCCTTCCCATGTTCCGGACGCCATCAGGAAAGAAGCGCCAGCTTTATAGGACAGCGGCATTTTGGCAAACACTTTCTTTTTCCATGCGCTCCAGTCTTGGAAGTCAGAAGAGCTCAAGGTTACGATTTGAGCTGCAGGAACACGAGTATCTTTGGTTATACCCAAAGGACTTGAGGTACCCAGACCGCTTACAATGGCAAGATCCAATGCCTTAACCATAGCTTCGCCCAGCAGATCAACCATGATTGATTCAAATTGATCGATGGTAACGGCATCAGCCAGTAAAGACGTAGCTATTTTACATTCCAGGCCATAGTAATTAAAAGTAATATTGGTTGATAAATCAACCTTTTTGCGATCAGACGGAGTCGTTTCCCCGATCCAGGTAGCAGTCGGTTTCAATGACAGAATCGGAACACTTACGCCGCCTTTGATGGCCAATTTGCGTACAGCGGCAAACAATTGCCCGTATGATTCAACCTTTTTAATGACTTCCTGCAAAATAGTTGATGGGATAACGGCGCCGGCATCTGTAGTAGTTGTTACCGCATCCAGAGATTTGAATTCCAACTGCGGAGATGACTGGCCAGTTCTCACATAATCCATAAATGCCTGCCGGTACTCCAAAGTTGAATACCTGTCTTGGGGCGCTCTCCCCCTGGCCTGTGGCTGCGCGGTAACTTCAACACCGTTTTCATCAAAGGTTTTGCCCTCATCCATGGACTTCTGCATTTCAATTTTCGCCTTCAGAGTTTTGATTTCTGCCAGTTTGCTGTTCAGTTCCTGCTCGGTTACACCTTCCTTGCTCTGCAGCGCCTGGGCTTCCTGTTGTCTTGACGCCAGATCGGCAAGGAGTTGTCTCAGTTCTTTACTCATTGATGTAATCCTCCTTAAATTTATTTTTCTGCATAAAAATAACCGCCCATCAAGGCGGCATGTATTTAAAACCGGCGCTTATAGTTCACAGGCAAGCGCCAATTTTGCTTTGGAAACTTTAATTTTCTCAGCCTGCAAGGCTGCATCATCAGGTCCGTTACCAGGATCATCATCCGGACCAGTTTTTTCTTTAATCAGCGACTTGGGAATATTCTTGTATCTGCCGACGAACTCATTGTCCAGGCTGGCCGCAATCTGCTCCCCTTGAACCTGTACATTTTTAAACAACAGCGCGGCCTCAGCTCCTGATAGCCATTTCTCAGCATTCTGCATTTCCCTGAATTGTTCTGCAGTAACACCTTCAAGAGCGCATTTGGTAAATACCTCAATATAAGACTCATCACATTTACGCATGGAGATAACCAATTTTTCGAAGTCATTGGCGTTGCCCATAGCGATTGTCCAGCAATTATGAATCATCAATTGTGTACCAGGAGGCATATTCAATACGTTTCCAGGTAAGCAGCCAACCATTGCAATTATGCCAGCCGCAGATGCCGCTAATGCATCCACATTAACATTCATCTTTGCAGGGTTACGTGCGAGTATATTGAAGATAGCCAAGCCACCAAAACTGTCCCCGCCCCCGCTGTTGATATAAATGTTAATATTCTGGATCCCAGCCAAACCATTCAGGAAATCAGCTACATCCTGGGGACACATATCCTCCCATTGCCAAAGATCCCAGGTAGAACTGCAGATATCACCGTAAAAATAGAGATCGGCACTATTGGAAGTTTGGTTCTTGATCTCAATTCTTCCTGTTGATTTGACATGGGTTTTAGGGTTTTCATATTCAAGCTTTAAAACTTTGGGCTTCAATTCTTTCACCTCCCCATTTTAGAGATATAACACAAATTTCAACGAATCCTTATCAGCTGAGTCCAGAGTAAAACCATGTTTTTCAGCCAAACCTATGGAAGCTTCGTTGGATGATGATGTTATCCAGAAGATCTTATCAAGTTCAAGATCCGGGGCGGCCCTGATAGCTTTGTCCACCATATCATCAGCGATTCCCAAGCCCCGGTAATCGGGATTAACTGCACAGTTGAAATGACCCTTTTTACCCGTTGCCCGGTTTTCAATGAAGCCTACCGGCTTCCCGTCCTCTTCGGCAATATAACGGTACTGTGAATCATCGTAGAAATATCGGTCTCCTAATCCGGCTTTTTCATCATCTGATAAGGAATCAATGATTTCATTCACCTTATCCAAATCATTCGAAGATGATAAAACGCTGCGCCTTTTATGCTGCGGGACTGGTTTTTTCGGCATCGTTTTACTGCCGTCTTTATTAAAAGCAATTCCCTGAGCCAATAGATCTATTGGTGCCAGAGCAGAATTGCCATATAAAACATCCCCACCCGGCATAGCTGGATCCTCTTCCAGTTCCCTGCACTCATTTGGCGTCTTCAGCGCATTCTGGACCGCATCCTTATACATAGCATACCGTTTTTCCGGATCTGCCCTGAGAATTACGTCAGCGTTCCACTTCGTATAATACCCGGCATCAATCTCCCGGTTTAAAAACATCTTGTAATCCAATTCCTGCTCATACATCGTCAATATTGCCAGCATGGTGTCGGTATAAAATTCACGGTTTGCTTCACTGGTTGATGCATAAGATGTTTTGGTCTGATCGTTCACCTGATGCGGCTTGATACCAAACGCTGCAGTCAACTGCTGAATCGTCAGTCTGGTGTTCTCCAGGAATTGAGCGTCAGTAAGTTTCAACTGCAAGGGTTGATAGGTAACTCCCAGCGGCATTACCGCCAGACGATTTGCATTGATCAGGCCGGATGACATTGCCTCGAACTTATCCCGAAGCTTATTCTTTTTATCTTCATCCAAGTCCCCAACATATTGCAAAATTCCGGCCGCCTGCATACCTTTACGGTAGCTGTTGTTCAGGAAGTTTGATGCTCCCTTGGCATTTTCAATATTTGATCTGAGCATTTCAATCGTGCTGAGCCCGATCAATCCATTGATTGACATGCCCTTGAAATGCAGTATCGAATCAGAATCGATGATATAAGACGTTCCCGCATCGTCCCGGTACTCATACCAAACCCGGTTCTTAGATGACAGCAATCCAATATCATCTACAAAGACCTTCATTTGCTCGGATTTTAAAGGATAGATCCCTTGAATCTGACCGGCATTCCGGCCAACACTGGCAACATCAAGCCATGCATAAGCATTGCCGTGGATATTGCGCAAAACCTCCATGAGCTTCCAGAAGTCAAACGCCGACATGTAAGGATTAGGGCGAAGTTTCAGCAACCTGGACCGGTAATCGCCGGTCATTTTCTGCTTTCCCGTGCTGGTATCCTGGTAAATCTTGATCGGCAATTTACCCAGCGTCTCCGATAGGATCTTGATGCAGGTATAAACGGTAATTTCCTTAAGCGAATTCGCCCCATCGATCTGCAGGCTGCTTACCGGTATGCCAAACATCCCTGCCAACCCAGACCAATCCCCGTTTGTCAATTGCCGGGACTTAAACCGCGGGTAACTTGAACTGCGAAACAGCATCTAATTAACTCCTTTCCGTCGGGTTCCTGGCAAAATACAGACCCAGCAAAAGCAGCACTCCGCCCAAAGCATATAACCCGGCAATTTTGGACAATAAAAAAGTGGCCTTAATCATGATCATTAAGCCACTTATTATCAATATATCCTCAACATAATTTGAGATAACGGACCTTAAACACCGGGCAAACGCCCTATAAAATCCCCTTTTAAAGATCTTTTTCAATTTAATCCCCACCATTTATCCAAATATTCATCAGTAACATAATTCCCGGCATCCAATTTTGATTTATTAAGCATCGCCAGCTTATGCGAGCAAATAACAGCATCAACCGGGTCAATCCTTTTTACCTGCGATTCCTTGTCAATTTTAATTTCCTTAAAGCTGTTGCGTACTGTCTTCGCATTCAC